ACGATTTATTTTCTTTTTTGTAGCAAAAGCATTGCCTGCGTATCCTTGAACTGCACCACCAGACATAGCCGACATTTCTTCAATTTTTTCTTCTTCTACCGAGTTTATAGCATCATTTCCATCGGATCCAGAAGGCTCATTTATTACCGCTTCTTCAAATTCTTCCCATTCGGAAACATTATCTTCTTCAGAAACAATTAATTCTTTCTTATTCTTCTTGCTTGACTTCTTTTTTTTCTTATCTTTTGATAATAAAACATCTTCCTTGAAAGTATTTTCAGCAAGAAACATCTTCCACTTATTATTAATATCTTTATAGTTCACTTATTTATCCTCGTTTTAGGTAAATAGTTTAAGCTTGGTTCATTCTTCCTAAGCGCGAGTCTACATCGATTTTTTTGATCAGATCAAAACATTCTTTCCAAAACAGATCTAGATATTATCTTATCTTTGCCACTTTTGTTTAATTCAAGATTTCTAATAGTGTTAGACTTCATAAGATTTTCAAAATTAGAAATATTAGGCATAAAATCTAAAGCAATTCTTATAAATTGACTTGATTTAAATCTATTAAGTAGATTTTTTCTTGATTTTACACTCATATTTGTCATGTCTATGACAACATCTTTGTTTCCTTTTGAGGCTAAATCAATATTATTATCCAACTCAGAATTAATTTGTTTATTAAGTTGTTTTACTAGCTCAGAATTACCAAACATTTGTGTATAGGTTAAGCCATTTTCTCTTCCAACTCTTTCAGCAATATCGTCCCTTGAAATTTGATACACTTCTTCCGGTATATTTTTATTAATATAGGTTGTCTTTCCGACTCCGGGTGGTCCAATTAAAACATAAACTTTATTTTTTTGTTTTTCTTGTTGTTCTAGAATAGTGGAAGATTCTTTGACTGGAATAACTTCGCAGTCTAATTGTTTTTCTTCGCAGTAATTTTCAAAAAGAGGAAAGTGTTCTGTTCTATCATCATAGAAAATAATTTTTTCTATGAAATGATTATCGGCCAAAAGTTTATCTAAATGTTGGATTTTTGAATCAATTGACGTATCCAATTCAGCAAGTCCAACATATGGAAACCTTAAACCTTTCGACTCAAGTAGATCATGAACTCTTTCATTAAATACTTTATCTAATCTACCTGTCAATAATACAGTATAAACACTATTATCTGCTAAGGAATCAAAAGCTTGTTCGCAAATTTTATCATTCCACCATTCGTCTCCAGGTTCTTCTGGAACTAACGGAGGAGATAATGACCTACTATCTGACCACCATCTTCCCTTCCACTTACTCGGCCTAAGCGGGCTTTTAAATAAAGTTCCATCAAAATCAAATACAACTAAAGTTTTCTTAACGTTCATAGGGTGACCTCTCACTATCTCATGCTACTCTACGTCATTTTTCTTTGTGAGTCAAGCCACTCTTGCCCTATTGGATTTTGTACTGGACTTTGTAAAAAGGAAGATACTTTTCTTTTCGCCTGTTTTAAATTTTGCATATCCATAACGTTATTTTTAACGTGGACAAAATTATCACCAAATAAAGAATCATAATAGTATAAATTATTTCTAACATCATTCCATAATTTTTCTATTAAATCATCTCTTAAGCTTCTTTCTTTTCTATTTCTGTTTCTTTGTAAAGCTACTTCAAGATCGACATCTACAAATATCATTAAACAATCGTATCCCAATTTTTCAAATTCTGTTTTATAATCTGTAATTCTTTCCCTAACAGCTCCTGTGCCATCAACTAAAATACCTAATCTTTGATTTTTATACATTTCTAGCATTAAATTTGTTAATTTTCTAGCTTTTTCTCTAACAGAATCTGGGCCATAATTTATTTTATTAAATTCTTCTTTTGGCAGAGAACCTAATTTGGCAGGATCTACGCCAATTTGTTTTAATAGAACTGTATACGGCATATCAATGTTAGAAATTTTAAGGCCAGTTTGTGTCATTGTGTTGACTGCTTGGTCTTTATCATAATCAAGAAGAAAAGAAGAAATAGTTGACTTTCCTGAACCTGATGCGCCAGCCATAAAGATTGCCTTCAAATTTGCTTTATCTTGAATACCTTCCGCAAGAAATTTTACCCATGTTTCAGATAGCATTATTATTTTCATCCTCTAATTTAATATTCATAAATTTTTATTATCAATCTTCCTGAGCCTTTATGTACTCTATGATAAACTTTTTTTGGAATAAAGTATGCTCTTCCCTCTTCCAGCTTAATGGGTAATTCATTGTCCATTTGAATCATCCAGTTTTTTGACTCAACTACTTTTACAATTCTATCTTTTTTATCTCTATGCCAAATTAATTCTTCTGAGTCTACTTCTTCTTTGAATTCACGAAGTAGATATTCTTCTTTTTGTTCTTGATAAAATGGAAAATTTACCACCACGTATACCTTTGTTTTGCGCCTGTTAGATTTGGATACCTTCCTATTCTACAAGACCAATAGCCCGCAGAACATCTATCATTCTTTTGAGTACATTTGTGTCTAGCAACGAAAGACTTTCTTCTTTCTGGATCTCCGACCTTTACCGAAAGACCGGGATCACCAAAAGAAATTTTCTTTACTTTATCGCCGCACTTAACATACACATAGAATTTCTTTGAACCACCTCTTGCTGGTTTTCCAAGGCTTACTTTTTTTCCTTTGAACTCCGCTTCATTAATAGTTGATTCATAAACCATAGGGCAGTCTAGTGGAACTTTTTTTCTTCCATATTCAGCCCATTCTCCAATGTTTGTTTTAAACAATAATATCTCTTGTTTGTTTGGCTCATATTTTCCCTCTTTCCAGAGTTGTTTTGTATCGGCCACAAGATTAATATGAGAAGTGGATCCTGGTCTAAAAACCGTTTCTGTTAGAGGAATCTTATTTTGTAAATGATAATTTAATGATTCAACTCTCAAATTATCTTTTTTTTTATCATTATCAAAGTAAAGAAGATCTTCCTCTTCCTGGCCTTCAATAAGAATTTCTTCTAATTTTTCAATTGCTTCATCAAGCTTGCTTTTCTTTTTCTTCTTAAGATGCATTTTTAATTGAGGAGGAATTTTACCCTTTTCTTTCTTGGATTTTGGTGCATCTTTTTTGTCGCCAGTTTCTTTTGAAGCTTTGCTTATTGGTTCTTCTTTGTCTCCATCTTTATCAAGATCTAAGAAATCCGGCTTTGAACCTTTTGATTTCTTTGCTTTCGCTTGCATTTCTTTTTGTTCGCTCAATAAGCGATGCATCATTCTATCCCAAGTATTCTCTCTCATCTTAAAGCTCCTATTAATATACTAAATAGTTTACTAATCTTTAGATTTCTTTTCTCCAGCCCAAGTATTGCACCACTTTTTACCCTGGCATATAAAATCATGCATTTCACAGAAACCAAGACCTTTTCCATCGTCTACGCATTTTTCTACAATTTGCGTATTCCATGCTTTGCAATTCTCGCAGAGTTGTCCTTTGACTTGTGATTTACCATACTCATATTCTTCGATGGTATGTTGTTTATTTTTAGTATTAACTTTTGAATCTTTTGTTGCTTTAGGACATTTGCCAATTGACAATTTTGTTTCACTTATGACTATTTTTAATTTCATTCCTGCTCCTCTTTTTGAAGGTTGTCGCCTCTTCTCTTGTAACCTTTACATTGAGAAGGCGTGGGTCTGCATCTTGGATATTTAGATCTTTTTTCACCAACCTGTCTGCCACAAGGCTTGCACTTACCATCTTTGCAAGTGTTGCAATCTACCCATCCACCAGTTTTACCGGGGGCTCCTTTTCTTTTGAACCAATCTCCTAGATTTGTTTCACTTGAAGGCTTGCTAAGTTTGCGCTCTTCTAGCTCAACTTCTTCATTTTTCTTTCTGCCTTGGCAATGTGCTTTCTGAGAAAAGCCTTTTGGATTTTTACAATCGATTGATCTTTTATATTTTTCAGACCACTCTTCATCAAGTTCTTGACCTTCTTCTTTAACATCTTTCCAAATCTTTCCTTGGCGACATTTTACAACTGCACCAGAGGCATAAGCAGAAGGCCAAGCATCGTATTTACTTTTTGCTATACGAACACAACGATCGTCTTTACCTTTGCTTTTTTCTTCTTCCAATACCTCAATAAGAACTTTCATAATTTCTTCTTTGAGATGTTTAAAGTACTGCACTTGTCTTTCTCTTTTTAAAGCTCCATCTCTTGTTGGATAACATCCTAGATTTTTTTTTGTCTTCTTAGAGAACAAACAATACTTTCCATCTTTCTTTCTGATAACTTCATTAAGTTGATCTGTTTCTTCTAAAGATCCGCCAAATCCGGGAGGAGCCGACTTTGCTCTATTATAATCTGGCTTTTCTTTGTACGGACTACCACCGCTATCGGCTTTTTGACCACCCTTTGATAAAATACGAAGCTTCCATTTTCTATGATTCTTTCTAGCAATTTTTTGAAATTTGCTATCTGCTTTTGGAACTTGTTTATTATCCATTATTTATCCTCTATATTTTTTCCACGAGTACTTTTTTCTTTTTATCAAATAAGTAGGATCATCATCATTAGCGCGAGCTTCCTTTTCAAAAGGATTTTCTAGGTACGCTTTACGACCTTCTTTATACTTTAATAGTCCGACTACGTGATAAAAAGAGTATAATATCCATTGACCAACAAAAAACAATTCTTGTTGTTGCCTATAGTGTATCATTTCGTGTCTCCAAATTCTTTCCTCCCTCTTACCGAGGAAGAAGATAAAAATAGCAAATGACACAGCAATAGCGTTTATTTTTAATAATTTAGATGACAACAATGGAACCTTAGAATTTTCAATAACTATTGGTAATTTCATATAAAAAATCCTCCAAAACAAAAAAGCCGCCAAACTAAATAGTTCAGCGGCTCATAAAAATTATATTCAATTATAAAATAACAAAAGGTAGCTTTCGTCTTGTTAAGAACCAGCCAGGTATTTTGCTTTTTGGATATCGCATTTTTTCTTTTGTAGAATAATAATCTCTATATGATTTTACTGGATTGGAAGATTTAAATTCTTCTGGCATTGCCAATTTAAGAGGAGTAGGACTATAGGTTGGAAATTTATTTAAATCTACTTTAGATTTCATTTCCAAAAGTCTTTCTTTGCACTTGTGTATTTTACCAAATCTTTCTTCATATTCTTCATTTAATGCCGAAGCATGAATAAATAGATTTAACCAGTTATCCGAGCTTTCAGCTGCCCACAACGTAGAAGGATGTTTTGCGTGATTAAGCTTATAGCACCCTTCCATGCCATTTAGATGCATAGCAGAAGAAAGTAATTGTGTACTTTCAAGTAGCATTTTAACAGTTCGCATATTATCTTGTGTACGACCTGAGGAATACCAATCAATTTTACCAGTTGTCTCGTCACCTTCAATAGCAAAAATATTCATTTTACACCTTTAAAGAAGCTCTACTGATACTTTTTTCGTAAAATCTTTTAGAGAGTTGCATCCGGCATATGATAGCCCGCTTTTAACCCCTTTTAGAATTGTATCAACAGTCTCTTCTAATGATTTTTCTTTTAATGGGACAAGGATTTCTTTCCCTTCAGAAACTGACACGAAGCCTCGCCAATCTTTTTGAGCACTCTCTGATGCCATTCCTCTGAATTTTTTATATAGAATGTTGTCTTTTTCAATTACTTCTCCGGGAGATTCTTTGTGTCCAGACAACATAGACCCAAGCATTACAAAATCGGCTCCACAAGCTAAAGCTTTTACGATATCTCCACTATCTCTAAAACCGCCATCTGCAACTAACATAGCGTTTCTATCTGATCTAGAGCAACGCAAAACAGATTCTAAAGTTGGCAAACCAAATCCGGTCTTGTTTCTAGTTTCACATACAGCGCCACCAGCAACTCCAACTCGAATAAGATCGGCTCCAGCGTCTGCTAGGAAGTTAAATCCATCTAAATCTGCAACATTACCTGCCATTACTATTATGCTTTCATTTGCTTTTTTTAATTCTTTAATCGCATTTCTAACAGATACATGATATCCGTGAGCAACATCTACGCAAAATAATCTACAACCAGAATTATAAAGTGCTTCAAACCTACTATAGAAATCACCTGTAGCTCCAATTGCGCAAAAAATACCAGTCTTGTCTTTAACTTTTAAGTACTCAGAGACTTGACTTTCGATTGTCATATATCGGTGGAGAACCGCAGAGCTGCCAGATAATCTCATAATATCTGCAACTTTTGCTGAAACAACAGTATCCATGCAAGAAGCAATAATTGGCGTACCGAGTTCAAGATCGTTAACTTTTTTTGGCGCTAGATCAATGTCGTGTCTTGAGCATATTTCACTATATCCAGGAACTAAGCATACATCATCGAAACTTATTAAGTTTTTAGTCATTATTTTATTCTTCTTTAAGGATACCAACTACTGCTGAAGTTGGGCATAGTTTGTATTTTGTTTTTTCGAATTCAAATTCTTGAATCATTGTAGAAATTACAATTACCACACTACCTTTATAAAAGGGCTGAGGATCAGAATTGGAAACAACTTTCGCCGCTACTAGATCGCTAGTAGGCTTAGACCATTGAAAATTTCCACTTGAATCTTCTTCTGCAATTAATTCAATATGAATATGATTATTTACTGGTGAGAATTTTTTCATTACTCCTCCGTTTCTGGCATCATATCAAGCATTTCATTTAATTGATCAATATCGGTATTGTCTTTTCGAAGTCTATATGCTTTTAGCGCAGTTTTAATTTCTTCTTTAGTTAGCCATCCGTTTTCAAGATAAGACTTTCTAAGATCTGTTTTTTGCTCTTTAAATGGCTTCATTGCATCATCTAGCGCCGCTATTGATGTAACATAATCCAAAACTCTTTCTTCTTTGCTCTTCTCACTCATAGTTCAAACTCCATTTCTTCTTGTGTGACTTCCTCAGTTATGGTTACCCAATTAAAAATTCGGAAATCTTTTGCTTCTACATCATACACCATCTCAGAGCCTTCTGCAAGTTGCTTTTTCTTTGTTTCTTTGTCTGGAGTTAATCCAATTGCATTTCTCTGTTCTTGTGTCATGTCTGAAATTTTTAAGAATTTCATCTTTCTTGTATTACCATCTTTTTTAACGAACTCTCCAACTCTTACTAACATTTTCCCCTCCAATAAAAAAAGGACTACAACTATGCAATTGTAGTCCTTCATGAATTTCTTGTCAATCTCTATTTAAATATTTTCGTTCGAAGAATCTAAATGAAATACTTTTTTCTCTAATCTTTCTATTCTTTTCTCTAGTTTAACAACATCTTCAAACTTTGTGGCTAACCTTTCTAAAGTTATCTTTATTGTTGATATTTCAGAGTGAAGTTTCCAAGAAGTTGCAAGAATTGTTAATATAAACGACCCTAGCATGACAATGTCTCTAATTTCCATTTTTATTCTCCGAATTCATTAATAAATAGTCATTTAACTTCGCAAGCGCCATTCCCGCACGCTATTTCTCCTTTCAAATCTGTATCATCATCCGATTCAAAAATTTGACTTAAATCGACATTTTTTAGTGAAGAAAATAATCGATCGAACTCTTCTTTTGTACAGTCTTCAAACGGAGTTTGCTTATAAGTGCCGGTATCAAAAGGAAGAACACTCAATCCGGTATAAGAATCTCTATTCTCCCACATCCATTCTCCGACTTCTTCCCACTCTTCTTCTTTTAGAGAAACTGTAGCAGAAACGTTATGAGTATTTTGCCCCTTAACGTGCCCAGGTTTTACCCAGCGGCTGTGTATATCTTTGACTCTTTCAAGCATTTCTAGGGCAGTTTCTGTTCTAAGAACGGCCCCTTCTGGAGCCTTCTGTGGAATTGAAATAACAGCCGTATCGTGTGGACGGAAAAACTCATCTTCTACAAGTTCTGGATGTTTATCTTTTAAATAAGTATAGATCGCCTCGTTCTTACCAACTCGAATTCTACGAATGTAATAATCGTTATGCCAAGCATGAACACCACTAGAGGTTCCAAGAATCAAACTGGTTGTTCCAGAAGGCTTAACAGTTGTAACTCTTGCAGCGGGGTTAATTCCAATTGTTTCCGCAACTCTTTTGTTTTCTTCCGTGGCAATTTTAGCTGCCTTTTCCATATCTAGCTTTTGAACTTTATTAGATGCAATTCCTGTCATTCCAATTCCCAATAAGGCTTCTTTCTCTGTTGTTCTACGCCATACATCTCGTAGATAATGAAAATCAGTATACGAGGCTTGTAACGTGCCTATAAAGGCTGCTGCTTTAACTCTAGCCTCATATTCCTCTTGAGATCCTAAATCGCTTGCATTGATCTCGCAAAGATTACAAAATTGATTGCTTCTTAATGCAATTTCTGCGCACGGATTAGTGCCCCATTCTTTATCATTCGTAAAGAAAATTCCTGGTTCACCAGCGCCAGAAGCTTTAATTCTGGCCCATAAGTCTAGGAAGTATTCCTTTGTTGCTCTATGACGAAGAATTACAGCCGAATTATTTGCACGACCTCTTTGTGGATTTGTTTCCCACCAAGCACCAGATTTACAAGAAATCATTTCATGATCATCTGCGCTGAATAAGCAGATAAGAGCAGAGCGCCTAATTCCGCCAGCCAATACGGCATCTGCAATATGGCAAACAATATCATGAACCTCAATTGGTTGTAATTTATCTCCATCTTCTTTGCTCTCTAAAATACCTTCTAATTTAATTAGACATTCTTTTAATGGCTGTGGTCCGGGAGCTTTACCTCCCGCTGTAATAAGTCTAGCTCCCTTTGGGCGAATATCGCTAAAATCAAAAAGAACTTTTGATCCGCCTTCGAAATAAGATCTTACAAGGGCTTTAACAGAATCTGCCCAACCTTCGATGCTGTCTCCTACAAGATACCTGCGAGTTCTTTTTGGATTTGGTTTACGAATTTCTGGTAACTTTTCTACGTGATGTCTTTGTACAGAATATCCAACTCCAGTCCCGCCTAATAGTAGGAACATCACTTCATTAAATGCTTTTTTATCATCAATTGCAAGAAATGAACAATTAAAGATTCTTGAAGGATTTACTTCAATCGCTCTTCCTCCAAATTGTAAAGAACGCATTGATGGTAATACTTTACGCTCAAAAACAAATTTATATGCTTCTCTAATCTCCTTTTCTAGAGATGGAAACTTTTTAATATGCATCTGCATATTTCTTTCTACCGTATCTTCATATTGTTCTCTCTTAAATTCTTCTTTCATAAAACGAGCATATTTCATATGATGAGTAATGTCGCTTAAGATTTTTTGTGAAATATCCATTAATACCTCTTTTTAGTAAGTTGTAAAGTAGTTTATTATGTTTTGATTATTATGTCAAGAGTGAGAAAAACTCTTATTATGGCAAGTATTCAGATTCTGGAATCCATTCTCCATTATGATATACTTCTGTGCCAAGCTCTCCCTTCATCCTATCGCCTTCTTTTGGGTCTTCTATTCTTCTCATTCTTCCCATTTCTCTCGGCTTCGATTGAGGAAAATTATCTACGCCTTTTGGCTTTGCAGAAACATCTTGAGAGCCTGTATCTCCACTTAATGCTGTAATAAAATTTTCAGCAGCTTCAGGGCCGGAAGATTGAAAATCTTTTGCAATCTGCGACATAGGAATTCCACTTGCTCTAGCTATAGCACTAAAAAGTTTGGGACCAGCTATTCCATCAATTGATCCTACATTGTACCCTAATGACACTAAATGCTTTTGCAGATCTTTGATTTTTCTATTTGCTACAACTCCTTGTTCGCTAAGAACATTTTGTATTTCTTCTAAAATTATTTTCTTTAAGAAACTATTCGACATTTATGACTCCTTATTTATATCCAGACAATGATGTAAATAGTTTCAAATCATTTTGGAGTTCTAAACTTGTTAAAGATTTCTTGTTTTTTGTTTTTTGGTTTAATACTTTTTGTATCTTCTACGGTATCAACTCTTAAATCATCAAGAACTTCTAGTTTTACTACAGAAGTATCCATATATAGAGGCATGACAATACCATCTGGTCCGTTTCTATTCTTTGCAATAAAGAGACGGCCAGAATTAGTTTTTTTATCATCGATAGTTCTAGATATTGAACAGATAAAATCTGCTACGAAACACTTATTAAAGGCTTCTGAAATAGATTCCATTGTTACGACTTCTGCATTTAACCCAGAGCGATTAGTTTGGGAAGCAGTCCATAGCGGACAGAGAAATTCCATTGCAATAGCACGAAGCTCTTCATAGATAGTTTCTAGCTCAGTTCTCTTTTCTTTATATCTAATAGTTGGCACCAATAGATCGCCATAGTCAACAATGATCATATCAACCTTCTGTCCAGAAGATGATATTCTTTTTAAGTGATTTTTGATTGCAGATGCGCTAGCAGATTTTGTTGGATATTCCTTAATAATTAATTTACCTTTTATTTTTTTGATTTCCTCTAAAATATAATCTTTTTGATCCATAAGATCAGTTAAAGGAACCCCTGTAAGACAAGAATCGTAGCGACCTGCAACAACAGTATCTGACAATTCTAAAGTATAATGAACAACCTGTAGGCCAGCTTTAACAGCCATTGCGCCAAGATGAACTAGAGCCATTGATTTACCAGCGCCAGTAGGAGCAATTACAACACCAAGCTCCCCTCTGCCCAAGCCACCTTTTGTTATACTGTTTACTCTATCCCAGCCAGTAGATACTGGATTTCTATCCTTTAATAGGAATCTTTTTTCAAAATCTAACTTATAGTCATATCCGTAGTTATTATCTGTGCCAAGCTTTAGGGCAGTAGTTACAATAACACCTATTTCATCAAGAGAGCTAGATTTATTCATTAAACCTGCCGACTTAACAAGAGCTTCTTTAATCTTCTGACGGCGACAAAAATCTAAAGAAGTATCTTTAATGTAATCTTCATCCTCAATTTCTGGAGATGCTGTAATTCTAGCGAAATAATCTCTAATTTGTTTATTTAAGGCATCGTTATCTTCTTCTAGTTCTGTGCGAAGTATTGTAGACATAATACCGACAGATGGATATAAATTATATTTATCACGATAATCAAATAATCTTTTGCAAAAAGACTGCAAATATTTTAATTCAAAGAAGTTTAAGTCAAGAACTTCTCTTAGTTGATCTGCAAATTGTCTGTCTTGAAAAATTAATTGTGCTAGTTTCTCTTGGAATGCTTTACCAAACTTAGAGAAATCTAATTGATTATTATTGCTCATTGCTTACCTTTGATGTTAGTGAAATCATATTAAGATTTGAAAACAATTCAACCCAAGAAAAATTGCCAGTACCATCTTGCATCATCATCATGCGAAGATTGGTTTTATTAAAACTTGTTGGATAATTTTCGATAATATCTCTAATCTTTGTGCGAACATCAATAGATAAAGAAGGAGCATAAAGCTGCATCATATCGTAGTTATCATTAATCAATTTTTCTGATTCGAGAATAGATTCATGAATCTTTAACGGCTTTGACTCATTCTTGCATAAATCGAAGATTTCTGTCAACATGACAGACTTTTCCTCTTTCAGCTGAGGAAACTTTTTTGCCATCGTTTTAAGACCAACACCTTTGGCTCCCGGTAAATTATCAGATGCATCACCTACAACGGCTCTTGCAAGGGCAAAATTTGTTGGATGGATATCGTACTCATTAATAACCTTGTCTACATCATAGATTTCTTCTTTGCACGGACGGTAGAGAAATGTATTAGCATCTAGCAATTGAAGAAAATCTTTATCGTTAGATATAATTGTTTTCTTATCGTTAGGAAACTCTCTACACAAAACAGAAATTGCATCATCTGCTTCTATAAAATCAAGATATATTTGTGCTATTGGCATTTCGTTTAAGTATTCAACTACTCTGCCATATTGCCAATAACGATTTTCCTTTTCATCTTGCTCAGATAGATCTCCAAAGTTTCTATTAAGTCGAATTGGTTTACGACCCTCTTTGTAGTTGCTGTTAACTGCTCGTCTACGAATTGCAGACTTTGGACCATCCCAACAAAAATAAATCTTGTCTGGAGAGTTTTCTCTAACTAGCTTTTGCAATATTTTAAAGCAGCCTTTTATACCACCTACCGGCTGACCATTTGGGCCAAGAGAAGGATCCATCATATATGCTCTGAAAAATAAATTTAGTCCATCGATAATTAAAATATTACTCATTTTTATCCTTTGGCTGTTGCCATAAAAAATCTGGATCTTGCTGTACCATGGCTTCAAGCCTATCGCACTCTTTCTCTATGGAATCTGTGATAAAAATTTCAAATTGTTTTTCATCAAATTTTTCTAAATTAAATAAAATTTTATAATTTTCGATGAACTCTTGACTTAAATCAAAAATTATTTTTGAACTTCCATCATCATTGTCTATAATGTCAATGATTTTTATTTCTCCTAAGTTTCCTAAATTTAAATCTTTTTCTTCCATATATCCTCCAAAAATAAAACCCAAGGTTGAGTCATGATAGCTCAACCCTGGGTTTAATGTCAAGGACGATTATTTATTCTACTTATTTTTTCGCCGTATCTCTAACTAATCTTTCGAACAGGTTTGAAGCAGTGGTTTCTCTTGTTCTATCTAGCCAGTTTTTAGATTCTTCGAATACACCATATTTTTTACCAACTGCAACAACTTCTGGATCTCCAACCTCGTCTGCGGTTATTCCCTGTGAAGCATATGCTCTAGCTGCGTTTAGTTTATCCAGCTCATAAGATTTTGCATCTTGTTCTGGAGTTTTTATTTTTGACAAACCTGGTACTGACATACCTTTTGTTTTAATTGCACCTTGGATAAATCCAATTAATTCTTCACAACCAACAGAAGGACTTCTTTTTGCGGCATTTGTAACAGCTCTTGCTATAGCAAAAATTAGACTGTCATCATTTTTTTGCGCAGATTGTAAATAATTTGGAACATATTGTTGAATTTCTTCAAATGTATAAGGACCAGTTGGCTTAATAAACGATGGGCATTTTGACTTATCAACTGTTGATCCATATTTATTTGTTGGATCTATTTTTTGACCACTCTTTGTATCTAATTTTGCTCCGCTAATCCATGCTGCGCCTGTTTTAGCTAAAGCCTCACAAACAGAACTTTGATGAATTTTTTTCATCTTTGGATCAATAAGACCAAGAACTTCATTAAATTTTATTCCTTTTTGTGCAAAAGGCTCTCCACCAGATAATACAGATGGATCAGCCAAAATTGCTGCATATGTAAGTTTTCCTATTTTTCCATCTGGTGTTAAGTTTTTAGATTTTTGGAAATTTTTTGTTGCCTCAATTTCTGCTGGCATCTTGC